CATACAACTATAACGAACAGATCAGCACCTTGTAACGCTATATCAGCGGATATATAGGTAAGTCCTAGGGGTTCCTTGGGTACTCCGTTTATAAAAGTATTAATCTGGGGTGATTTTATAAGCTGTGCTTTGTTATCATCATAATCAAAATTCCCTTTAACCAGCCTTTCTATCTGGACTATATCGCCACCACTTATAATACCTTTTATCCAGTCCTGTATCTTAGGATCAGGGTTATCACTCGGAAGTGCTGGAATAAACTTTTTATCTATTGTCTCTATATTGTCTCTGTACGGCATCCAGTATCTACGGTACACATGACCTTTATTAGGATTAAACGTCTCCAGACAGAACCGTGAAAGACCGTAAACGTCATTCATTGCCCACCCTGTTCTACTTGCAAGGGTAGTGATAGCAAGTTCCTCTGATTCGTTGGATTCATCTACTCCGCATCTTGTAAGCTCTATACCTCCAAATCTAGTATAAAGGGGATCGGTCGGTAAATATTTAATATCAATGAACATTATCCTAGAGCCGTTATTGAACTTTATAATATTAGCCTGAGAGTCATAGCGGTAATCTTCCTGAGCCTTTATCCCGTAGAAGTCTAAGAGCTTAAACATAGTGATAATAACCGACTTCTTTAGCCGTGTAAGCTCCTTTCTCGCTAACCCCCATACTACCTTGGGGTATGAGATACAATCCATTATAGAAGCGAAACACTCAAGATAAGTTTTTCCCGATCTGGCACTTCCACCATATCCTATAAACTGGACTTCAGGGTTGTCCATGTGTTTCATTGCTTGGAGCTGTTTAGGTGATAGATAAGCTGGTTTTCCGTATATCCTGCCTATGGGTATATGCTGATATTCTTTACGTTTATATAGCTCTATATAGAGGTCAGTCTTTTGATTCATCTAACTTTGTAACCGCAGCAGCCCTTTTAATAAGTTCCTCTGTTGACATTCCTGAATAGTCTGCACCTATATTGATTAAAACATCCTGCTTATCCCTCCAATCCTCAGGCATCCTGTTTTTTAACCAGAATATCTGAGCAGTAACATCGGGGACAACACTTTTAACAACTTCCTTTATTTCCTTTCCTATTATGTTTCCTTCCACGTCTGTCTTAGCTGATTTGGTTGTTTCTTTATAGCTATATCCCAACGCCCTTTTAAGTAAAGAACTCTGGACTTCTTCATCAATAGGGGCTTTCCCTCTTTTTAAAGCCTCGGAAAACTCAGGATATTTTTTAATATATTCATAGAAAGTATCCTCTGATATACCCAAAGATTTAGCCATATTCTTGTCTATCATTCCTTTCTTAGCCATAGCCTCGACTTTAGCAGGAAACGTTTTGTTGTATTTAGTTTTAGCCATTTTAAAACCCCTTTATATTATCGTAAAAATCAAAGTAAAAATCAAATATATCCTTTCCTATAGTTATACATCCGTTTTCAGTTCTAGGGTTTGTGTTTATGTTTGCACTTGTTTCAATGCCAAAGTGGAATTTCTTTCCATATCCTGCGAACGTCTTTGAGTGGTTTTTGAATATTATTATCTTACCGCCTGTACTTTCTGCTATCTCTTTTAGTTTTATGTATTCAGTGCCGTAACTTCCTTTGAATATTTCACCTACATAAGCATCTAGTTTTTTTATCTTTCCTTTTTCTACCCACTCTTTTAACTGTAAAACATCGTCAATAGCCATACACCACGTTGACAACATACAATAATCAAGATCCTGTTGTCTTAGAACTACTTTCAAATAACTCAAGCCGTCAACGTCACCACCACTTAGACAATGATAGCTTTCACCGTCCTTAAAATTTGTTCCTACCACGTCCATTAATTGAGTTTCAGAAAAAGCCCTTCTGTATATATTCTTTTGTTTTCTCATCATACACTTGACATTTAAAGTTCTATTTACAGTTCCGCTTTTGACTGTTCCTATTATCTTTTCTTGTTTGGGTTTGTTGGTGCCTATATTGTTAAAATCAAAGTTTAGAAGCTCGTCAGTCATCTTGTACCTCCAAGTCAAGTTTATGGTCTTAATTTATTTTGTCAAGTTAGGGGAATTAAAAAGATTATGCGGTACGAATATTTCTTATTTCGCCTTCAAGATACTCAAGAGCGTTTTTATATGAATGGTAAAGGAAACTTGATCCGCCTTTTGTTCTGATATATTTCCTCATCATTTTCTTGAGGAACGGCACTTCTGAAACGCTGTATTCTGTTGTGTCATCTTCTGGGGCGTTAATCGGAGCGACCATTCCAGCACCAACACAGTTTTCATTCCATATTTTAACTTCTTCGCCTTCATCCTGTTCAATTACGTTAATAATTTTGTCTTTTTCATCGCAACAATCTGTACAACAATTTTGAACCTCACCATTTTCGAGGTCTACAACATAAATTGTATCAGGGTTTCTTTTTCCACATACATCACATTTTCTCATAATCATCTCCTTACTTTACGTTATTAATTATTTTCTGGACTTCTTTAAGCTCAGATACATCAGCTATTTTTGCAAGTCTATCGAGACTTTTTACATTGAATTTTCTAACGAGGAATTTTATATCAAATTCAGCATCATCAGCTTTCTGCCAGTTACAATTCTGACAATGTTGAATAAGTGCATAGGCTTTAAGTTCAAGAAGAGCTTGAGGACTGGCAATATCATTTCCCTTTTCAGCTTCATATATTTCCATGAAAAAAGAAGATCCGCAAGCATTGAGGTAATCAGTATTGTTTTCAACATCATTTATAAACATTGGCTGGTTAGGAAGGTTAACAAGATAATCTGTGTCGTCTGTACTTCTTGAATTTCCCAAACTAACTAAAGCCTTACCGCCAACTAAGATCATGATAACCCCCTTTAAAAAATTAACTTAGCCTTGGTCGTTCCCTCAGCCTCTATATATAGTATACTCCTATGAATCGTGCTGTCAAGTAAATAATGATTATTTATTGAATTATTATGATGTTTTTTAAGTTGTCTGTTTTCTCTTCTCCTTTCATAGTTGTTTATGATATCGGTCTTCCTTTTGGTCTCCAGATTATAGCCTTGAACTTTTCAGCATCAACTACTATCTTTTTCCTGTCATTGCAGTAGTGGGCAAGGTGGGGTTTTTTTGCTATCCTTAATCTGATAGTGTTCTGATGTAGGCCAGTGTCTCGGCTCATTTCAAGTATTGATCTCATTTTGTTTCCTCTTAGATAAAATCTAATAATGTTATTTGTTCAGGCTTTCTTTCAAGTTTTGTTTTAGTCTTGTCAAACATATTTACACCACATAAATCAGGGCAACCATAGCAATCACCAAAATATACAGCATCATCATGTTTACTGGCAAGCACTTTTTTATCATTTAAAAATGTATGCCTTTTTATATCTATTCCGTCAACTTTTTTCTTTTTAAACCTTAAAACATTATCTATCACATTATCATTATGCAATAATAACCTTTGGCGTTCATTCATTTTATCATCAAAGAATTTGGCAGTATTGACCCTCAAAACGCTGTAACAGCTTGCTTTTAATCTGTTATATTGTTTTAGCCTATGGCGTATATCTAGGTCACTATCAAGTGCTGATATAGAGGTATTAACAACTAAGCCTCTTATTGATTCTATCTGTTTATCGCTCAATTCTTCCCAGTGTTTTGTTACTATAACAATCCTGCCTTGAAAGGGTCTAATTTGTTTGATTATACTTATAGTGTGCTCCCAGTCATCGGAAGGGTCACAGCAAACACCCATTCTTACAAAAGGTATTTTCATAAGTTTATCTGCTATTTCTGAGAAATGTGATTCATTAATAAAATATCTTTTTATAGGCTTATCAAAATTGAATCCTCTGAACTTTAGTATTTGTGAGGCATAGCACACTCCATAACAGCCAGTACCATTATTTAAATGACCGTGACTACATCCCAGCAGGGGATCAATACCCCACACCCCCCTGCTGTTTTGTGATAATGTTATTTTGTTACTAAAATCCTTCATAATCTTCCAATTGACGGGAATGTTTCTTTTATCTTTTTCATATCACCCTTATAAAACACTATTATCTTTTGTTCTCTTTTAGGAAACTTTCTGTAATCAAGCGTTCTTTTTGCGTGGGCAAGTCTTGTAAACTCACATTCAAGATAAACAATTTTATTATATATATGCAACCCCTGTTCCTTAAAAAACAATTCATGCTCAGCTTCACAGCCATAATACGCACCGTTTTTATCCCTGCTATCGCCAGTCATTACAACGAAAAACCTATCATCTTTTAGTTTTGAAATAGCTTTTTTATAGCCCGCAAAAAGCGTATCTCTAAACTCTTCATAAGTAGGTATATTGTTAAGTTCACCTTCTGGGATCTTGCCCTCGTAATCAATATACTTTTCAACCTTATAGTATGGAGGGCACGAAAAACATAGGTCAAACATTCCATCAGGGCAATAAATAGAACTATCGCTTTTCACCCATTTGGCAGAGTTTAGATCTTGGCATATAGCATTATTTGCATCACATTGGTTTTGTCTTATTTCACTTGCAACATATTCATAACCATAATCGCCAGCAACAAATCCAAACTGAACGCCTCCTCCAAAAGGATTATACACCCTTTTGCCCTCTATTGGCATAAAAAACCTTAATATTACTTCACACGCAACAGGGTCAAGTACTGAAGCGTTGCCATTAAAAGACTTGCCTTTATTTACAACTATTTCGCCATCTTCAACAGTTCTTGTAGTTCCTATAACATTTGAATAACCATTTGAACCCTGCCAGCAACCATCCCTTGACGCAAACTTAGGATTAGGTATCTTGTGTTTTGTGCCAGCTGTTTCAAGTTTTTCATTCCATTCTCTTTTCATCTTTAGCCAGTCTGAACGGGTGGTTTGCCAAACGTTTGTCATTGTAGCGTGGGCAAGTCTTTTCATTCTTATTTGGTCAAGTGTCCCATACACAACATAAGAATAACCGCTTAGTTTTAAATATTCTATAAATCCTAGAGCAAAAAAGACTTTTGGACATTCAAGATCATGCTTTGTTGAAACCGTCATTACCATAGGATAGCCAAACGTATTCTGTTTAATTATTTCCAGAACCATTTTGCTGTAAATTTTCTTATCCTTTCTATCAAGCTCCATAGCTGATTGCAAAAGACAAAACTCTTTAGCTAAATGATTTATCTGGAAAGTAAAGAATCCGCTAAACTTATCATTTATCTTCAATATTATAGCAGAATGTATCTGCATATTCTTTCTAGCAGCCCTATACGCTACACCATCCCTTATAGCCAAATCAGCAATAGGAACCTCGTATCCAGAGCCAATTACACTTTTTACACTTTCAAACTCAACCTTATCCTTGAATAAAGTTTCTTGCTCAATTTCTTTACATTCGATAACGCTTTGATTAATTTTTTCCATTAGATGTCCCTCCATCTTTACTGGTTTGTTTTCGCCCCAGCCTTCGATCAAAGAAGAAGGGACTCAAAACCATATTATAATAACTTTTACTTGTCAACTTTTCTAACCCTTTCAATAATTTCCTTCGTCACACTGTAAAACCTTATAACCCCTTTCTCTCAGGGCTTTTACTACAATTGCTCTATCCTCGACTATAAACAATACTTTATCAGGGGTTAATCCTGCTTTTTTAAGGTTCTCAGGCTTGATTATATGGTCTTTTCTGTGATCATCTGAATCTCTCATAAGGATTTTATCTGAATGTTTATAGCTTATAATATAATTATTTAGCCATTCTCTTGTAAGTTTCTCTGAGCTGTAAGGTCTAGTGGTGCAATATACAATCTCATATTCCGTCTGTAAAAGTTCTAAAAGGTCAAGCATACTTTCTATAGGCTTATCTTTTAAACACTCCTTATGGAACTTTACATAGTCTCTATCCTTACCCTGAATTAGTGGAAGTCGGTGAGTGCAATCGCAAATTGTACCATCCAGATCAAATATTATTACTTTTTTCATTTCTTCACACCCCCTTTTTTACTTTAGAATAATTCTCATTTATAAGTGACTCCAAGGTTTTCAAGCAAGCCTGAGTTGCAAACTCTTTGATCTTGGCAATGTCTAAAACCTGCTTTCCTTTTTCATCGAAAACTGACAATGTAAGGACTTTGTCTTTTAATTCTAGGATTACTTTCATCTTTACCACCTTTTTATGAATT